AAACTTAAAAACAAAAATTGCTGAAACTGCTGAGTTTAACGAATCTCAACAAACACAGCGTGATATAGATGAAGCGTCTTGGGCGGCGGGCGCTCCCGCTAGAGCAGCAGCAAAAGTTCAGAGCAATCGTCGCGCTGCCTATCAATCTGAAGCTGACCATCTGTACTTAGAAGAAGAACGTGGGGAAATTCCAGCAGGAACTTGGCTTTCCAAAGTTAATGAAATTAAAACTAGATATCCAAAATCGGAGTAAATAAAAATGGGAACACTTAGAGCGGATATAATCGAAGCCGCGACAACAAATAGCACCACCACACTTCGTGGAAATGGGACCGGAACTGTTGCGATATCAGATGATACCGCTATAACCGGAAATTTAACCGCAACAGGTACAGTAGAACCTGCTGGCGATACAGCTGCCTCCGATAATGCTGCAATTGGCTATACAGCAACTGAAGGTTTGATTCTAACAGGCCAAGGTTCGACTAACGATATAACTATTAAAAATGATGCTGATGCTGATGTTATTACGATTCCTACTGGGGCAACAGGGGTAGTTCTTGCTGGTTCTTTAACATTGGGAGGTGCTATCGCTGGCGCAGACAATCAAGTTGGTCGCGTTAATCTTATAGACTATGGCGAAGTAACAAACGCCATTGGTTCTACTGGCGGTGGGACACAGGATATTGACCTAGCTTTAGGCAATAATGTTGTAGCTACAGTTGATACAAGTGCTAACACTTTTACATTCAGCAACCCAACAGCCAGTGATGAACTGTCTGGCTTTACTCTTTTCCTAACCAATGGAGGTTCACAAACCGTGAACTGGCCAGCTTCCGTAGATTGGGCCGGTGGCACGGCACCGACATTAACTACCAGTGGCATCGATATCTTAGTTTTCATCACCACCGACGGCGGCTCCATATGGCACGGAATGGTTTCCAGTGCAGATAGTAAGTCTCCGTAATGCCTAATCTCCGACGAGGAATGATGGCTGCGGCTGGTGTTAGCACTACCACTAAATTTGCTATTTGGGGTTTTGGGAGGAATGACGGTGGTTATTTGGGTGATGGTACAACAACAAATAGGTCCTCCCCCGTTCAGGTGGGTGATTTAAATGATTGGGTATATTTCAGTGCCATCGGACCACAAACTGGAGCCATAAATTCAGCAGGCGAGTTATGGACATGGGGCAGTAATTCTGAAGGTGGGTTAGGGCTAGGAGATACAACAGCTAGGTCATCCCCAACTCAAGTTGGGTCTTTAACTAACTGGTCTAAGTCAGGGGGTGGTTACGGATACCAGCTAAATATTAAAACTGATGGCACTTTATGGGCTATGGGCCAGAATGGCAACGCGCAGTTGGGAACAAACAATACAACCCTGTATTCTTCTCCTGTTCAAATTGGCTCGTTAACTGATTGGTCACAGGTTAGTGGTAGTGGTAGTGCCAGCTTTGCTGTCAAAACTGATGGGACACTCTGGGCATGGGGCCAACAATCGGATGGCCAGCTTGGTAATGGGGTGTCTAGTAATGCGAACATATCCTCTCCTATACAAATTGGTTCCGACACTGATTGGGTAGAAGTTAGTGCTCTAGAAGGCAATGCTGCGGGAATTAAAAATACCGACGAATTATGGACATGGGGAGTAAATAATTTCGGAGCATTAGGACAAGGAAATACAACTAATTATTCCTCTCCAGTTCAAATTGCTGGTGCTTGGGCTAAGACCAGTGCCGGCAATGGTGGTCACCGAATGGTTATTAAAACTGATGGCACTTTATGGGGGGTAGGGAAAAATACTGCGGGGCAGCTTGGACTTGGAACAGCATCTAATATATGTACTATTGCTCAGGTTGGTTCTTTAACTGATTGGAATCAGATTTCTAGTGGGCAAAATAGTAGTGGAGCACAAAAAACTGATGGAACTTTATGGACGTGGGGTAACGGGGCCGATGGCGTGCTTGGTAATGGGACAACAACGAGTATATCTTCACCGGCCCAAGTTGGCTCTGCAACTGATTGGTTAGACACTTTAAGTGGTGGTTGGCAGTTTCGGATGGTAGCAAGGACACCCGCATAATGCCTTTATTAGACCAACAACTTGAAGCTGGTCTTCATGGGGATTTTGAAACAGGTTGGTTGATTGCTCAACAATTAGAAAAGGAAACCCCAACCTGTCAACGTGCGGCATTTAATCGTGGTTGGTATTATCTAAGACAAGGAAAACTTTTAGAAGGTCATAAACTTTTAGACCAAGGGCGGTCACAAGATGTATTTGGCAATAGGCACATAGGTTCCAAGCAACCTATTTGGAATGGAAAAGAAGGAACTGTCCTGTTGAATCTGGAAGGTGGTTTAGGTGACCAGATTAAGAGTTATCGGTTTGCTTTTGATTTGCAGAAACGTGGTAATCGAGTGGTAATTTCCTGTTCTCCTGAATTAGCTTCAATGTTTGCGGAGAAGTTTATAGTAGTCCAGCACGAAGCTGCGTGTGGTGTTTACCACGATTACTGGCTTCCTTCGATGTCTGCGATAGTTCCACTTGGATATGAATATGAAGATTTAAAAGGAACTCCGTATATCGAGCGTACTGCTGACCCAATACCGGGTCGGATAGGAATAAGATGGAGTGGCAATCCTAAGTTTGAGCATGAGCAGCACAGGTTCTTCCCGGCTGATTTAATGTTCGATGCTGTTAAGGGATACGATTGTGTTTCGTTGCAGAGAGATAAAGATGCGGAACTGAAACCAAAGTGGATGAAGCAGGCTCCGCTGGATGATTGGCAAACTACCAGAAAGTCAATTAGCCAATGTGAGTTAGTGATAAGTTCCTGCACCAGTATTGCACATTTAGCGGCAGCAATGGGAGTGGAAACGTGGATTGTGGTTCCTGTTTTGTCATACTACCTGTGGGCGCTGCCGGGAGATGTGACACCGTATTACAACAGCGTCACGCTTTTCCGACAGGAAAAATATGGAAGTTGGAAAGAGCCTTTCACAAAGATTAAGGAGCAACTGCAATGTATGCACACGTTAAAGAAGATGGCAGCGTAGATTATCTGGGCGGCTTGCCGAAAAGTTGGGGCAATGTATCTAATTTACATTTGTCCAACGGTGATGACTCATATCTCAAGACTATTGGCTGGCTTCCGTTAGTGGAGATAAATGTTACTCCTACTGCCAATCAGACATTTGACACAGATGTAATTACTGCTGAAGCAGACAGAGTTACTTTGGTGCATCGTGTAAGAGATATGACGGCAGCGGAAATAGTCGAGCGAGATGCAAGTCATATGAGTCATTTGCGGGAGCAGAGGGACGAAAAACTTGTAGCATCTGACTGGACGCAAGCGCCTGATTATCCTTCTCCTTTGGCTGATGCCAAGAAAGCGGAATGGGAAACTTACAGACAATCTCTTCGTGATTTACCCGCAACAGCAGATATGACTACATGGCCTGATGTGTGGCCTACGGAACCCGTATAGGAGTAAATAGTGGTTTTTTGTAATGCATTAATGGGAGGAGTGATAGCTTCTGCACAAGCTGCCATAACAACTACAGGTGATAGCTTGATGTTTAGGGCTGAGAATTCTGAAGTTTCAAGACCGGCTAGAACTGTAAGTTCTTATTTACAGCAAAGTATGTCTGATTCAGCTACTGACCCTGTCGTTTGGACATATAGTACATGGATTAAATCTTCAGTATTATTGGGAAATCCAGAGTCGGCTTTCGATGATAGGAGAACTTTCATTTCTGCAATGCCGACAGCTGCTACCCCTGCAGAGGAAACTACCACAAGGCTATATATGGATGAGCCTATTATGACTATTAAAGGATTATCTACCGTTTACAGAACATATACAACTGGTATTACGAAAGGTTACGCAGTTATAGGAGAATGGGTACATCTTCTTATTTCCTTTAATTCTGGAAATGATGCAGGAACTAGATACAAATTCTTTGTTGATACTACAGATATTACAGAAGACTTTACTGGTAGTAATCCTGCTCTTGATTCTGGTACAGGTATTAATGCCAGTACAGATACAACTTATCAGATTGGACAGGATATTTATCTTGAAGATGATGAAGGAATTAGTGCAGGTTGGGAAGGATATATGTCAGATACACACTTTATTGATGGTGCGGAAAAGGTTCCTGCAGATTTTACAGAAACCAATAGTAATGGCGTATTAGTTCCTAAAACATATACGAGTAGTTACGGTACGCACGGTTTCTGGTTGAAGTTTGAAAGTGGTGCTCTTGGTACGGATTCTTCAGGAAATTCAAATGATTTTACTACCAATAATGTAATTGCTCAGGATAGAGTTCCTGATTGTCCTGAAAATAACTATACTATTCTTAATGCTGGAGATGCCTTTGGAAGTGGAGAAGTTCTGGGAGATGTTATGAATTGTGTAAGAGGAGGACTTACATATGAAGCAGGAGATACTTCCACTACTGCATGTATAAGAGGAACTTCTCAGGGAAAAGTTAATGCAGGAAAATGGTATTGGGAAGTATTGTCTGGAGGAGGAGCTTCTGGAGTGTTCTTTATAGCTGGTATCTCTGACCCGACAGTTACTATAACCAGTGCTCATACAGGAACAGGTGCATATTATCAATCAGATGGTGCTAATGGAAAATTCTATGTGGATGGTTCTGAAACTTTAAGCAGTTTGACTGTCATCGATAATGCTGGAACTGACATCTTAATGGTAGCTTTAGATATGGATACAGCTAAAATGTGGGTTGGTGTCAACGGTACGTGGGAACAATCAGGAGACCCAGCTGCAGGTACAAACCCTCAAGTGACAGGGTTATCCGGTTTTTATGTACCTTTGTGTGGTGGTCGTTCAAATAATTCAGGATTTGTTAATTTTGGACAAGACCCTACTTTTGGAAATCAGAAAGGAGCAGGTGCTACAAGTGAATTTCAGTATACTCCTCCTACTGACTTTGTCTCTATGAGTGCAGCGAATGCCTAAATTATTAGTTCTTTTAGTTTCGTTTCTTCTAGTTTTCAGCACGGTAGGACATACATCACCATCAACCTATTATGAAGGAGATAACTATAATCCCTGTGGACCGAAAGGAATGCAAAGAGATTCTTTAACTGCTTATTTTCAAAGTACCTTTAGTGCAGAGTATAAAGATTTATCTGAAGAGGAAACATTATATTTTTTAAAACATATACAACAGGAAAATTCACGAATAAGTAATATAAGAATTTTTAATTCGCCAATAAAACCTGATTATGCGTTATCTGCTTCCTATTTGTTTCAAACTTTTTTAGCTGGAAAAGTTCTTGTGGAACTCTATTGTATAGAAAGATTAAATGGTTCTCCTGTTATGTATCTTACAGAGAAAGGTATTGAGAATTTTATTGGAAAATCCTTTTCCGAAATTGGACTAGGTGAGAAAGAGGAATAATAAATGGCTTCTACATATACAGGTCGTATCAGACTGGAATTACAGGCAGACGGAGAGAATCCTAATAGTTGGGGTACTATTCTGAATGATGGTGTAATTAATCTTATTGATTCGGCTTTTGCAGCTTACACTACTGTATCGTTGTCATCTGCTGATAAAACTTTATCCAATAATGATGGGGCATCAGATGAAGCTCGTTCAGCTATGCTTGAATTTGTGGGAACTGTAAGCTCTGATGTTAATGTTGTAATACCCGGTAATAGTAAATTTTATCTTTTAAATGATAGAACAACAAGACAGAATTCAAGTACAATTACCGTTAAAACTGCAGCAGGTTCAGGATATGAAGTAGGAACAAGTGTAATAAGATGTATTCTTTGTGATGGTGTCAGTGTCTATGAACTGGGTGCTGGTCTAGGGTCCAATGTTTCTGTTGCTACAGCTACCATTAATACCCTTACAGCTACCAGTATTACAGTAAGTACAGCACTATTTACGGGACATGTATCAGTTTCTGCAGCTACATTTGGAGGGCATGTCTCTGCTACGTCAGCTACATTCAGTAGTACTGTTTCAATGGGTGGAGAACTAATAGGAACTACTATTGGTTTGGGACTTGCTGCTCCTCTGGGACAATTACATATTACTGCCAATGCTATTGCAGATAAGGTATCTCTTACTGATGCTGCTTCCATTGCTGTGGATTTTAGTACAGGACAGAACTTTGAAGTTGAACTTGGAGGTAATAGAACATTAGAAAGTCCTACCAATTGTGTTACTGGGCAAACAGGGTCTATCTTCCTTCTTCAGGATGGTACAGGAACCAGAACTTTAGCGTATGGTGATAACTGGGCTTTCGTAAGTGGAACTGCTCCTACTTTGTCTACCAGTATAAATTCAGCAGACCGCTTAGATTATATTGTCAGAACTTCTACTCAAGTACAATCAGTACTATCAAAGGCTTATAGTTAATGTCTTCATCGATGACCAAATTGGTGAAGTTGAACTTCACACCGGGGATTCATAGGGAATCTACGCAGTATGCGGAAGAGGGTGCTTGGTATGATGTTGACCATGTTCGGTTCAGAGATGGAAGACCAGAGAATTTAAGAGGATATACAAAGAAGGAGTCACAACCATTAACAGGAACAGCCAGAGATTTATTAACATGGTCAGACAACAGTACCTTTAAGAGGGCTGTCTTTGGAACTGAAGCAAAGTTATATGAATTTCATGGTGATAGTTTATTCGATATTACTCCTATTCGGGGGTTAACCAGTACAGGAGATAATAACCTTGCTATCGTAACTATTAATGGAACTAATAATGGATTCTCTACAACAGATGGGTCAGTCAGAGTATCTGTTTCAGCCTCTTCACATGGAGCAGCTAGTGGAGATTTTGTTACCTTTTCTTCAGCTACGACTATTGGAGGTACGATAGATTTAGGTAGCAGGACTTACGAAGTATCAGTTCTTGGAGTGAACCAGTTTTCTTTCGATGCTTCAGTAACTGCTAATGCGACACAAACAGGAGTGGGAACCGCAACTGCCAAGTTTTATTTACAGACAGGCACTTCGGTTGCAACGCAGGGTTTAGGATATGGTGCAGGTATTTTTAATGCAGGAGTTAGTACTACTGATGAACGTGCGTGGTCTGACCCAGCTACTTCTTCTGCCATTGTCTTTCGTAATTCTCAATGGACTACAGATAACTGGGGAGAAGATATAGTAACATGTAGAAGGTCAGGAAGAATTTATACATGGGATACTTCGGACGGTGTAGCTACCAGAGCAGCTTTAATTTCTGCTTCTCCGACTATTAATAATTATGTTATTGTATCACCTAATGATAGACATCTGATATCGTTAGGTACAACAGAATTTTCTGGTGGTGCTTATAATGCTATGCTGGTTCGTTGGTCTGACCAGAATGATTTTGATGATTTTACACCTTCGGTTAGTTCTACATCTGGTGAGAACATTCTTACTGATGGTTCTGAAATAGTAGGAGCTGTACGGTCCAGAACAGCTATTAATATATGGACAGATAATGCTCTCTGGTTGATGCAGTTTGTTGGTCCACCTTTTACTTTTAAATTTCAACAGATGGGTACTAATTGTGGCTTGATTGGCCCTCATGCAAGTATTGATTATGATGGCAGGTCTTTCTGGATGAGCAATGATAATTTCTATTCCTTTGATGGACAACTGAGGAATCTGGATTGCACGGTACGAAGATATATTTTCGATAGGCTAAATACATCTCAAACGGATAAGATTTATACGGGTATTAATTCGGAATTCAAGGAAATTATATGGCTTTATCCTTCTTTAGGACAGAATGAATGTGATAGTTATGTGCTTTATAATGTAGAGGAAAACACTTGGTCTTATGGAGGTGCTATCTGGACTACATTTGATGACAAGCATACCTTCGATAATACTATAACTACGGGTGTCTCAGGGACGGATTCTTTCTTGTTTGATAATGAGCCTGTAAGTGTTTTTACGGCAGATGGAGAACCTATTCCTGCTTTTATTGAGTCGGCCTTTTTTGATATTGATGATGGTACTAAACTGATGTTTATGGACCGGGTTATTCCTGATTTTGAGATTAATGATGGTAATATTACTATGGATATTACTTCACAGGAATTTCCTGTTAATAGTGCAATAACAAAAGGACCTTTTTCCATTACTAAAACGACTCAGAAAATTGATTTCAGAGCTAGAGGAAGACAGGCTAAGGTAAAGGTATCTTCTAATTCAACAGGTACTTCATGGAGATACGGTTCAGTTAGGATGGCAATGCAACCAGACGGTAGAAGGTAATGGCTAGATATTCTTTATTGCCTTCCGTCGCATGGAGATATAAAAAACAGAATCCAGAAGATTTATATGATGAAGTACGAGGATGGGGTGCAACGATTGTCAATGAACTGGAGTTAAGAGACCAGCAAGTTGATGCAACACCGTCTACAAATATATATGCAGTTGTTACTGTTACAGAGATTGGAAGACCTAAGAGTGGAGATATCGCTTATTCAGCCAGTTCAGGACAATATTTAGGATATGTAAGTTCTGGGGCTACCGCTGAATGGCAAGTGTTAAATGGTGGTTCAGGTGCAGGTTATTTTTTAGGAAGTGGTGCAGCAACAGGAGATACGACTGATGGATTGAATGACATTTTTAGGGTAAATACGGTTTCATTAGCTAATGATACTACTATTGCTTCTTCTACAAATGCAAGCTGTGTTGGACCTCTGAGTGTAGCTAGTTCAATTACCCTTACTGTTAATGGTACATTAGTTATAATATAAAAAAGATTAGGATAGGAAGATGTATACATACGGATATCAAGCAGGTGGAGTAACAAATCCTGCATTTTTAGGACTAACAGGAACCCCCGGTGTTTCTGCTAATGTTCAAACTACTCCAACAGGAGCAGGAGTAGGAGGACTTCTTGAACTTGTTCGTAATAATCCTCAATTAGCTGCTCTTCTTCAGCAATTACAAGGCAGAGCTTCTGGAGGAACGGTAGGTGCTCAGGGAGGAGGATTGATGAATCGAAGTATGCAAGGTCTTGAAGGCTTTGCTGTTAATCCTCAAGGTCCCGGTGCTGGTACGATACCAATGCCAGCTGCTCATCAGTTCGGAGGTTCCTATCCAACCAATGTTCTGACAGGGCAGACTTATCTTCCACCTCCGTTAGCGGGTAATATGTTTAAGAATCCTTCCACAAGTCCAACCAATATGTATGCTGCTAATACAAGACCTCAGTCTAACTATATGAATCCATCAGGGATATATTAATATGGCTATGTATATGAATAGAGATGCTCCCGGTAGTGGTCTTGCTAGTCTTATGGCAATGCAGGGCAGGATGGGAGATACTGAACTCGTCCATATGAACCCAATGGAAGTCAAGATGTTTGATGCTATGACTCCCGGTGGAATGACACGCAATCCTGCTACAGGTGCTCCTGAAGGATTTGCTTGGTGGTTGCCTATAATTGGTGCTGCCATTGGTGGTATTGCAGGAGGAGTAAAAGGTGGTGGATTTAAGAATGTTCTAAAAGGTGCGGCTCTAGGAGGACTTGCTGGTCTTGGTGGTGCTGGCTTTATGAGTGCTACTGGTCTTGGAGGTGCAGGAGCTGGAGCTTTAGGTTCTGCATGGGGGCCATTCTCTGGTCTTCAAGGTTTATTTGGTGGTACTGGCGCTGCATCGGTAGGAGCTGGCACAGGTGGTGGTGTATATGCTCCTTGGCTAGGTGGAGCTGGTGCAACTGCTGCTTCTCCATTAGGATTAACTTCAGGTGCTGCTGCAGGCTCACAGGCGTTAAGTTCTGTTCCACATACAATGGGAATGTTTGGAGGAGTGCCTCCTCAAGCTGCCATTAGTGGCACAGCTATAACTAATCCACTTACACAGACACTTATGACATCAACTCCAACAGGTACAGGAATTGGGTTCGCTTCTCCTACAACAAGTCCAATAGCACCTACTTTTTCTACTCCTGAAGCATTAAGAGCAACTACTGCTCAACAACTGGCTAATCCACCTACACAACCTAAGTGGTTGCAACGACTTGGGCAAACACTTACAGGGCGGGGAACAGGTACAGAACCAGTTGAGGAAACTGTCTCTCCCCTATCACTAAATGCTCCTTTTGAACCACCAGTGGAAGAAACATGGCTCCAACGTAATAGGTTACCAGTTTCTGCAGGTGTCGTAGGAGCCAGTCTTCTGGCTAATCAACAACCTGATTTTACTGGTACATCCAGTCCTTTTGAAGCTGTAGCAAAAGGCGCGGGAACTGCCAGAGTACGAGGAAGAGGACCTTTTGATGTTCGCGACATAACTGCAGAGCAAGCTTTGGAAGAAGCTACAGGACCGGGAGGTATTGAAGAATTCATAACAGAAGAAGATGTAGAAGATATAGAGGAGCGTACGGGTGGTCTGATATCCTTGTATGGAGGAGGTACTCCAGATATACTAGGAGGAAAGCGTAGTGGTAATCGTATATCATTACTTGGTGGTAGTCAAGGCTATTTTGGACCAACACATCCGGGTTCACAGCCTCCACCTCCCGGTATGACATATGTTCCCGGCCAAACGCCGATGCATGGTCCAGTGTTAAGGAAGGTATCAGACGTTGGTGGTGTATATATAGGAGGAACTGGGCAGGGTCAAGGTGGAATTAACCTTGTAAAAGGAGCAACGATGGGTCCATCTGGTCAAATAAGTTTCCCTGATTGGGAACGTGCGGGAGATACTGGTGCTGCTACTGCTGCGCCTGAAGAAGTTGAGGAAGTAAGTGATATTGAAGTTAGAGAACGTGCTCCCAGAGCCTTCAGGAATCCTGCAGGAGGAACAGGTGAATTGACTGAGCAGCAAATCGTTGACTATATGACTGGTGTAACTCCCGGTGGATTACCTAATCTTCTCAATGCTCCTTTCGGAGGAACTGGTAGTACAGAAGAAGAGATTGCATCACAGTTTATAGGAAGTGCTCGTGGAGGAAATGTCTTTGAGGGACAGGTACATACTACCGGAGATGGCATGTCTGATGACCGTCGCTTCGATATAGTAGAAACTAATCCTACTGGCTTTGGTCCACTTGTAAAAACTGATACAGATGCTGTCATAGCCAGAGATGAGTATGTCTGGCCTGCCGATGCAGTAGCGATGCTTGGCAATGGCAGCAGCAATGCTGGAGCTGATATTCTGGATAATGCTGTAAAGAATATTCGTTATGCTTCAATAGGACATAAAAACCAAGTGAACCAGATAGATGGAAAAAAACAATTAAGGAAGGCACTTACAGCCTAGAATGATTGTATACAAAGCAGAACCACAGTATATTGATGTCTTATGGCCTTACGTAAAACCTCTTTTAAACAAGGCTATTCAAAGAACGATAGGAGAAGTTGGATTAAAAGATGTAAAAGATTGGTTAAAGAAAGAACAACAGCAACTCTGGATAATTGCCGACCCAGATGAGAAGGAAATCATTGGCGCTTTTACAACAGAGATTTATATCTATCCTAATCAGAGACATTTAAGAGGACACCTGTGGGGAACTAAGCCGAATACATTGGATAAGTGGATGGATGTCTGGAGTGAACCTGTTGAAAAGTTCTGCAAGGAACAAAATATAAGTCATATCGAAACTGCTGGAAGAGATGGCTGGACCAGAGCTTTAAAAGATAAAGGATACCAAAAGTACTATACTGTGCTAGTGAAGGAATTAAAGAATGACTAATGCAAAAGAGTTTGTCTCCAAGTTTTCAATGCCTGAAAAGATTGAGCTGTTAAATGAATTATACAGCGAACTCTCAGGTTATGGGACAGAAGGAGATACAGAACTTGCTCATATCAATACGTTAGAAGCTAACATTCTCAAAGCTGTAGGTGGTTCAGGAACTATCAATGAGATAACAGGTTTGCGTGAGTATAAAGGAGGAGGGTCTGCTCCTGCTCCTGTTCCAGCGACACAAACAACGCAGGATATCACACAGACAGCAGAGTTTCCTGAAGAACTTCAACCACATGTAGAGAGAATTACCGGAGAAGCAGAAGCAGAATATGATGTTTCTCGTGACGAAGGATTTCTTCCATTTGGTGGTCCACGTATTGCAGCATTCAGACCGGAACAGTTACAGGCACAGGAACTGGGACGGCAACAGTTTGGTACTGGATTAGCAGGAACAGCTTTAGGAGACCCGACAACTTATTATGACCCAGCCTTGCAAGCGGCATTAGCTGGTCAGCAAACGATTGGTACAGGGCTTGAAACAGCACTAGCTGGTGTTGGAGCAGCTCAGACTGGTATTGGAGCAGGTCTTACTGGTCTTCAGGAAATAACACCTGAACAAATACAAGCGGGTATTAATCCATTTCAGCAGAATGTTATTGACATTGCCAAGAGAGAAGCAGAGCGGGTTGAAGAAGCACAACGGCAACAGAGAGGAGCTGAAGCAGCTGGTGCTGCATCCTTTGGTGGTTCAAGAGCAGGGCTACGTGAAGCAGAAGCAGAAAGAAATCTTACTCAGCAGCTAAGTGATATTCAGGAAAGAGGGCTTCAGCAAGGTTATGACAGAGCCTTTATAAATCTTGAGAATCAAAGACGGAGACAGATTGCTGCTGCACAACCAATAGTTCAAGGAGCTGGTGCGATTGGTCAGATGGCTGGTCAGTTTATG